TTCCTTCGCTACAAGAAAAGGAACAAGCAATGAAAGATGTAAGGCTAGAAAAAATCACCAATTTAGCAGAGAATATGAGGGATTTAGAAAACGAAATAACAGTTATACAGAAACGATTAAAAGCCTTGACTAATCAGCACGATCAAATATCAGCGGTAGAATTGCCTGAGTTGATGGCAGAAATCAACTTGAGCAGTTTTACTTTGTCTGACGGAACGAAAATCAATATCGCTCCCGTATTTAAGATCAGCGTTACTAAAGACAAAATGGAGAGCGCTTACCAATGGTTGGTTAAACATCAACATGACGGTATGGTCAAAACTCGAGTATTGTTGCCGACAGGTGTCGACAATTACGTCCTCAATCAAATAGCCGAATACTTGCGTGAAAAGGTAGGATGCGATGTGCAAACTGAACGAGTAATACATCCTCAGACACTTGGTGCTTGGGGCCGCGAGTGCGAGAGAGAGGGTATAGTTATACCAGAAGAACTATTTTCAATCTTTCGCAGCAACAAAACAGTGATTGGATAATACAATGGTCAAACGTGTTAGTCGTATGGACTCAGTAACTGAACAACTTCCCGCCACACTTACAGCGGAAGAAGAAGAACTTATCAAACTTGCTCAAAAGAATACGAAATTTGATCGAAATGAACTAGTTGTTCCAAGACTCAAGATATTGCAGCCATTGAGCCCAGAAGTTCAAGATGGAGGCAATCAATACGTTAATGGTGCGAAACCAGGAATGTTATACAATACATCATCTGGTAAACTTACTCCTGGCCAGGAGGGGATGATTTGTTGCATCATTGGGCACCAGAAACAAGTGATCGAATGGATACCTAGATCAGCCGGCAGCGGTCTAGTAAAGATTTGGGGTATGGACGATGGCTGGAAAGCATTGTGCGAACCCGATCAACGAGAGGCTTTAAATCCAGTAACGAAAGATGGTCACACTATAGATAAACAAAGATCATTCTTGATCTTTGATATAGACCCCAAAACTGGTGCGGATGATCCTAGTTTCTTCAATATGAAAGGCACCAGTAATAGAGTGGCCAGCCATCTATCCACAATGCTTACTCAAGTCAGATTGAAGATGGGCGACGGCAAGACGATCATTACTCCACCATATTATTATTATCTCTACAAGTGCACGATAGAGCGTATGACCAATGAAAAGGGCACGTGGTGGTCACCTAAATTCGTCAAATACACCAACGATAAAGGTGAACACGTTAGAACTCAAGATATGCCTAACGGCCAGGAGACATTTGAAAAGGCCAAGTTATTCCAAACTCAATTCTTGGAAGGAACCATTCAACAAGATACCTTTGATCAACCAATCGACACCAATAATGATCTAGATGGTGACGCCGTAGCGTTCTAACAAATTCAGATTGAGGTTCTGAGGCAACTCTCACATGACGGGTGCACATGGCGACATGGTTATTCTTCCCTAACAATTATGGGTCCTCTTATCGGCTCCCTCCCAAATTGTATGGGCAAACTTTCCTCAGGTAAAAAACAAAGAGTAAAGATAACCGCACCCACTAATCCATACACAAGGAAACTAAATCATGGCAACGCCGGTCAATTATACTGAAATTGTTCATAGTATTGATGAACGATTGGCTAAAATTGAGAAGATGATTACTGCTATCTATAATGATGAAGAACCTCCATCAGCATCTCCAGTAATGCCGAGGAAATCATTTGATAGCAATAAGTCTAGAGATGAAATGACCGCTGAAGAAGAAGTCAAAGCCTATGGTCAACAAATACCCTACAATTTGTTAGATAATCCAGTTGAAGTGGCTGAGTTTCAGCAGTTTCTTTACGAGTGTAAGACCAAGTATCGCCAGAAACTATACGACAAAGAATTGGAAATGGTAGACTATGCGGATAAAGGTTTTGAAGACGTAAGATTGTCCAATCGGCACTTGGTTACGATGAAGAAAATATACCTCAAAGTAATGGGAAAGCAATGGCCATTTCACACTAAATCTGGTTATATGTATAAGCTTGATCCATATGCACCATATTGGGAATGGATTCAATGATCATATTAGGCGCTGGACTTAGCGGTTTGCTCGCCGCCAGGAGCTTACAACAATTCAAACCCATTATTGTGGAGAAACAATCATCACTTCCCAATAATCATAGCGCATTATTGCGTTTCCGTAGCAATGAAATAGCCCAGATTACTGGGCTTCCTTTCAAAGAAGTCAATGTCTATAAAGGTGTGTTGACTGAAAGTGGAATCATAACCAATACTCCAACAATACGAGATTTCAATGCCTATTCTATAAAGGTCACCGGACAAGTATCAGAGCGATCTATTATTAATCTAGCGCCATCGAAACGATACATTGCTCCTGGCGGGTTAATCTCTACATTGAGCGATAACCTAAACATTACTTACAATATGGATGCGAAAGATTTGGTCTATACGGCAGATGGGCCTATTATTTCTACAATACCTATGCCTGAACTAATGATTATGCTAGAGTATCCTCATGCTATTCCTTTCCAATATAAACCTATTTGGACTATCAATATAGAGTTGGCGAATGTCGATGTCTACCAAACGTTGTATGTTCCTTATATTGATAGCCATCCGTATCGAGTGAGTATTACTGGTAACAAAATGACTTTAGAGTTCGCTACAGAACCATTAGAGGATCATCAAGAATTAGTGGAATATTATATGGACTTGTTGTTGCCCAACTGGTATCACGCTAACGTTTATATCAAATCAAAAGCATTAAAGCTACAAAATTATGGCAAGATTATTCCGGTATCGGATGATAAACGGCAATCGTTTATGATGTGGGCTACTGATAATCATAATGTATATTCATTGGGGAGATATGCTACTTGGAGACAAATACTATTGGATGATTTGGTGAAAGATTTACGACTGATAACGAAATGGATTGTTCAGCGAAACAACTATGAACGCAGAAAGGAAACCGCACAATGAAAGTCACGGTAATATCCTGCACGCCAGAAGCCATAGAGTTGCTCATCTTTACCAAGAATACTCGACTCAATATGGGTCCGAAAGGAATGGCCGACATACGCTCCTGGCCGAGAGAAAAGAAGATGGAAGAATTAAAGTATATGTCAACTACAATTCCCAGTTCATGGGAGTTTGTAGACCTTACCTTTTGTATTGAAGGCGTATCGCGTGCCTTTACTCATCAATTGGTGAGGACAAGAACAGCTTCATTTGCCCAACAGGCTATGCGTATAGTTGATATGACTGGGTTCGATTATCACGTTGGACCATCTATTGAGAACAACGAAGCTGCCAAAGAATTATACGATGCAGAAATGATAGCGATTAGTGATTGTTACGGCGATCTAATAAAAGCTGGGGCGAAACCAGAAGATGCTCGTGGTGTATTGCCTACTGATATTCTCACCAATATCTGCATGAAGATGAATCTCAGGGCGTTTTCTGATCTAGTCAAGAAACGCTCTAGTCCACGAGTTCAAGATGAATACGCTCAAGTATTGAAGCTGATGGTAGAAGAAGTATTGAAAATATGGCCTTGGGCACTAACGTTTATCATGCCTAGACATAGTGATGCGTTCATTGCGTTGTCACGTTATTTCACTGTTCAACTGAACAAAGAAGTGAAAGAAACAGGTAAATCACAAAACGAAACTGAGGCTTGGGCAGCAATGAAATATCTGGATATACTTCGCCAGGAGTAATGAACATGTATGTAATAATAGCCGGCAATCCACTAGTTGGTTTCGATGTATATGGAACATTTCCAGATGAAAGGGCGGCAGAAGAATATGGTGAAATAAATCTAACGGAATATTGGATAATCGAACTAACGCCGCCGTTAGAGGAGAATGATGATGAGTAAAGAAGCCATCTCAATTAATTATCTGCAAGAAACCAAAACCAAGTATCTATCTGACAATGAATATCCCTATGAAGCATTTGTAGTTGGTAGCGATAAACAAAATAATATCGGTGCCAATATAGCCAAATTATTGAGAAAAAAACTATGGACTGTAACTGAATTTGAAAAGCAAAATTGGAGTCCATTTGCGTTAGCGGAACATGGTAATCATTTATCAACTATAGTATTGGCCAATGGTTATACTCATCTAGACTGGATTGAAAATCAACCCGACAAAGAAATCATAGAGTCAGTATTTGTCAACTTATCGGTATCAATGTTGGCCGCTAAACATTTCGTGCAAAATACGATCAATAATCCGTGGCCGAAATATATTGTATTTATTGGGTCTATGGCGTATAGATCAGTGCTTAATGGTTCGGCGCCATATTGCGCAGCTAAGGCTGGATTGGCTCATTTCGCTAGATGTATCGCTTACGAATTGGCACCCAAGAACTATAATGTATTCTGTATACATCCAAGTAATACTGAAGGAACTCCAATGACGGAAAAAACTATAGTTGATCTACAACGATACCGTAACTTAACCAGAGATGAAGCAGAACAATATTGGGGACACGGATTACCTAGACTTAACTGGCTACAATCAACTGATATTGCCGAACTAGTGGCTTTCCTAGTTAGCGGCAAAGCTGATTACTTGAGTGGAGGGAACATAGATCTTACTGGTGGACAAAGATAATGAACGCAATAGACAATATAGAACAAATGTTGTCCACATATCGTGAACGCAATGCGATATATGGCGACAACTATAAGGTAGCAGGCGTAATATTTAAGCAACTATTCAAAGATGGATTAGAAATCAAAACAATTGAGGATTACAACAGATTTGCTATTCTTATGCAAATCATTAACAAAATCATTAGATATAGTTTTAATTGGCAAACTGGTCATTGTGATAGTCTACATGATCTAGCAGTATATTCCGCAATACTAATGGAACTGGACCAGGAGTATATCAATGACGTTAAATGAACCTAATGATCTATCAAGTTTGTTCTATACTGCTATGCTTAGAACCATACCAGAGTATTCTCCTGGCCGCCAGGAGTTGCTCAAATTGAACATAGGACCAGGCTTTAAGCGTATCCAAAATACTATTGAGCTTGACTTGCCTGATTGGAATGCTAATACTGATGATATACCTTACGACGATGAAAGTGTAGGTGTGATATATTGTTTCGGTATGCTTGATCATATTAGCAACGTCCCTAATTTTATTGGTGAGTGTCAGCGCGTATTAGCGCCAGGAGGAACACTTAACATAAGTGTGGCTTTCTACAAGTCTAGTCTAGCCTGGGAGGATATATACCATAAGTCATGGTTTACGGAAACCACTTGGAAGAAATTGTTCGAAAAACAATATTGGTTGGCGGATAGTTTTGAATGGAAACTCAATATTGGTATCAACTTGATCATAGGTGTGGTGGAACGGAACTTGATCGTATTAACACAAATGATAAAAGGTGGTGACTGATGACTATCATTTTTCTCGATACAGAAACGACATCGCTCCTGGCGCCAGAAGCTGCTGAACTACAACATCAGCCATACATTGTAGAAATATACTGTATCAAAACGAATAAAGATTTGGAGACAATATCAATATTCCATACGTTGATAAAACCACCAATAAAAATACCCGATGAGGTAATTAAAATACATGGTATCAATGATGATAAAGTATCGGCTGAGAAACCATTTGCTGGTCAGTATAAGCAATTGGCCCGGTTCTTCACCGGCAGTGTATATATGATCGGACATAATCTTCAATTCGACAAAAGACTAATGATATATGAACTACAACGCATCAATAAACAGTTTCATTTCCCTTGGCCAATAAACAACGTGTGTACAGTTGAGGAAATACAAAAGCTGAAAGGACATCGCATGTCACTTGGAGATTTACACGAAGAATTATTTGGTATGCGGTTTGATGCTGCTCATTCGGCAGAAGCTGATACTCAGGCGTTATTGCGTGTCTATAAAGAAATGATACGTAAGGATTGGATGAAAGGACCAGCGCTATGATGGTTAATACAGATATACAAGAACGACATACTATAGTATGGATTCAATCTGATACGCAAGGCATATTGGTATCGTGGGAATGGAATGAAGCTACAATTAGTTGGCATGTTAGTATAGAAAAAACACCAGTTCATACAATGACGCCAGGAGAATATGAAGTATTATGGAGAGGGGAAGTAGCGCCATGACACATCATTTATTGAAAGGAAATGAAACGCTAGAAGAATGGTGGAAAAAGAATGGGCTCAATCATGATAAGGCTAGAGAACAACGTAGAGAAGTCTATATAAAACAACTAAAAGAAACCGCAGCAATAATGGATAGGTATAAGAATGAAAACCCAACTACAGATCAGAACTGAATATTCATTTCGTTGGGCTTATGGTCATGTTGGTAGAGTAACGTCCAGACTTAAAGAAATGGGTTGTCAAGCTGCGGCCATTACTGATCGTAACTCTACCTTTGGACATATACCGTGGGATAAACACTGCAAGACAGTGGGAATCAAGCCGTTATTTGGTTGCGAATTTGCATTTATTGAGGATGCTACAGTTAAAGAAAAGCGCCAGAAGTTGTTCTATTTGCCTATAGTGGCTAGAACCAATGCTGGATTGAGAGAAATATACGCAGCAATGGAAGAAGCCACTAGTCAGTTTCATTATGTGCCTCGCTTATCTTTTAACAAAGTAAATGATTTTTCTCAAGATGTAATAATATTGTCGGGGAACACAGGTCTAGGTCAAGGCTTTTGCGGAAAATTACCCGGCTACGTATCGGCTAGTCCGTCCACGCTCTACTCTTTATTATCAAATAATAATCTAGTGCCGGTATCTGACAACTATATGATTACTGTTAACGACAGATCAGCCTATGAAATATTGGCTGGTAAGAATAAAAATGATCGCCCATCACCAATGCATATCTTAGATGAATGGGAAATCAAAAACGAAATTGAACTAGAAGATGAATCGTTTCTCCTGGCGGATAGACTCGCTGAAGAATGTAATGCTACAATACAAATCGCCGACAACATCCGATATAGAACCAATCAGTCATTGTTGGAGTTGTGTATAGCTGGCGCCCAGGAGCGTGGACTGGAACTAAACCAAGTATATATTGATCGAATGAACTATGAACTAGAGCTGATCGAACATAAAGATTTCACGGACTACTTCTATGTAATACATGATATGGTTAGATATGCGAAAAGGAATATGATCGTTGGACCTGCTCGCGGTAGCTCTAGCGGTAGTCTTGTCTGTTATTTGTTGGGTATTACTGACATTGACCCTATACCTCATGATCTCATATTTGAGCGTTTTATTGATCTAACTAGATCTGATTTGCCTGATATAGATATTGACTTCCAAGACAATAAGCGCGAAATGGTATTTGAGTATATACAAAACAAATACGGGCAGGAGAATGTAGCTAGACTTGGAACTGTATTGAGGTATAAGCCCAAGTCAGCTATATCGGATGCTGCTAAAGCATTACAAATACCAGATTGGGAAACCAAATCCGTTAAAGATTCAATATTAAAACGATCCGGCGGTGATTCTCGTGCGACCTATTGTATAATGGATACGTTCTCAGAACTAGAGGTGGGACAAGCATTCCTCAAGAAATATCCTGCGATGAAGATTGCCGGTGATCTAGAGGGACACGCTCATTATACTGGTAAACATGCGGCCGCAGTCGTCATTACTGATAAGCCGCTAATCAATTACGTTTCTAAAGATATCAGAACCAATACCGTTCATCTAGACAAATTTGATATTGAGCATATCAATCTACTTAAGATAGATGCTCTCGGCCTCAAAACGTTATCCATTGTATCCGATTGTCTAGCGGCAATAGGTTGGACATATAATGATCTGCTTAAACATCCATTGGATGATGATGTAGCATTTCAAGTATTGCGGCGATTTGAATTCTGTGGTATATTTCAATATGAGGGACAGGCTTTACAGACATTGGCCAGAAGAGTTCATATTGATCGTTTCGATGATGTATCAGTATTAACAGCATTGGCCAGACCAGGAACATTTGCTTCTGGCGCGAGTAACGATTGGGTTCAACGACGAATGGGCCGCCAGGAGGTATCTCATATTCATCCAGTAACGGAAGCCATTACTGGTAGCACATATGGACTCATTGTCTACCAAGAACAAGTAATGAAAATAGTTAGAGAAGTCGGTCATCTATCTTGGGAAGATACGTCGCTCATCCGTAAGGCTATGAGTAAGTCACTCGGTGTAGAATACTTTGATCGTTATTGGATTAAATTTAGGGCTGGTGCTCTAGAACATGGTTTCGAAGAAGAAACTGCGAAGAAGATTTGGGATGCTATCAATACTATGGGGTCTTGGTGCTTTAATAAATCTCACGCTGTCGCTTATGGTATGCTTAGCTATTATTGTTGTATCCTTAAAGGACATTATCCGATTGAATTTGCTCTGGCATGCATACGCAATACCGGTGATGTTAACTCTATTAAACGGTATCTCAGAGAACTAGATCGCGCTGGATTTGCGGTTAAAAGTCACGATCCGATGCTTAGTGAGATAGGATGGTCCTATAAAGATAATCAATTCTTGGGCGGATTGACTAATATCAAAGGCATAGGGGCCAAGAAAGCCGCAAGAATACTCCTGGCGCCTCCCGGTAATAGACCATTCATGTTGCCTAATCCGATCGTTACTCCATACGACAATTTGTTTGAAGGCAGAACTAGGTTCGCTGATATAATGGCCAATCCTCGCAAATACAATATCATTCATCATAAAAGATCAGACTTAATCGACATCAGCGATGATTATGAGGGGCCAGTAGTATTCATTGCGAAGATGGTTCATCGAAACGAACGATCATTGAACGAAACTATGTTTTTAGTCCAACGCGATAATATCAAGGTGCCCAACGACAAATGGCTCAACGTCATATTGGAAGATGATACGGCAACGGTATATGCTACCGTTAGTCGGTTCAAGTATCCATCTATGGGAGTCACGTTGCTCAATAAACATAACTTGGGTGATTGGTTCATTGTGGGAGGCATGGTGCGCAATGGTCGCAGAGTATATATAGAGCGGTTTAAGTTTATCGGGGCGGCTAGCTAGATCCTATAGATTTACATAGGTTGCGCAATACTTGGCATAGTATTACTACCCGTTAAATAGGCTCTAGACGATAGCTCGGACGTAGGCTATTCTTTAACGGGTAGAGCGGGAGAAATAGAATGATTATTATTTGCGCTCAATGTAATAAATCGCATGTTACCAGTAGAACAAATGCTAAATTTTGCTCTGAAAACTGTAGAGTTTTATACCACTATCATCATTCTACCAAAATAAAGAATATCAAAAATACTAAACAGATCCAAAATTTTAGTTATGTAAATACTGCTGGACAAGCCATTCGCAAGCCTATGAGCGATCATGTTTATCATCCTCAAAATATTCTAAAGATGGATGATAGAACCAATTATTATAGAGGCAATGGCATATTTGGATATGATGATCATGAGGCTATCGGCATCGAAGATGAAAGCAGCATAGAATGAAATATGGAGATGAATGGAATAATGAGAACACTACAACCGCCCTAGAAACCGCTTTATCGAAAACGATAACGGAAACGAGAAAACAATGAAGTATGTGATACTTAACGGCAAATCAATTATTAAACCTGCATATATTGAGCCTGTGATCAAATATATTGTGGAAAATGAATTAAATCAATTTGGAATGCCAATTGATAACAATACAAAAACTTGGTTTGAAATTCCAATCATTAAACCACCAAGTGTTAAGCCGAAATTAAAACGCAAACGTTATTTGAAAGCCAATAAAGAAATACGACAAAATTTTGATATAATTAAACGATATCGGCGCTGCTATATTTGTAACAAAAGATTCAAAGTGCCGAATTTATCCGATAAAAAATACCACTATTGTTCAACATGTAAAGGATAAGCAATAAATGCAACCTGAACTATACTTCCATCAAAAAGAAGCACTAAATGTTGCATACGATAAAACTGCATTTGCTTGGTTCATGGAGATGGGGACCGGCAAATCAGCTATCATTATCCATGAAATCAGTCATCTGATTGAACGAGAAGAAATCAATTGTGCGATTATATTGGCTCCCAATAACGTTCACGTAAATTGGAAGTCAGAGTTTTTCATTCATTGTCCTAATATTGAGAAGATAGGAATACAGATTTGGCGATCAGGTCAAGACAAAGAAAAACGTGAAGCGGAAACCAAAGCCATTTTGAACTCTGGAAAAACACTGGTGTTCTTGATGAACATCGAAGCTATATCCACAACTACTGGCCGGGAGTATCTCAAACGAATACTTAGCGCCAGAAGAAAGGCTTATTTGGCTATAGATGAAAGCCATAAGATCAAAAATCCTACCGCCATCAGAACAAAATCAGCCATAGAGTTGAGCAAATTTGCCAAGATCAGACGTATCGCTACCGGAACAGAGGCAGAAGAAGGTATTGAAAATTTGTTCTCTCAATTTAAGTTTCTTGATCCGAACATTATCGGCACTAGATCATATACCGCATTTAAGGCTATGTTTTGTGTAATGGGTGGATTTGAGAATAGAGAGATCAAAGGATACCGAAACGAAACTATATTGGCCAAAAATATTGCACCTCATATTTATTCTAAGCGCAAGAAGGATTGTTTAGACTTGCCTGATAAAGTATATGTGAGACATGAAATATCGCCGACTATGGAGCAATTTAAATTATATCGGCAACTAGAAGAAGAATTGATAATTGAGTTGAAGAATGGAACCATCGTAGATGCAACAATGGCTGTGACTAGAATAATACGACTACAACAAATACTTTGTGGTCACTTGAATAGTTCTGAAAGAATTCAATCAGACGGTAAAACGCAATATTTATTGTCTAGACAACACGTCGAAACAATACCATCCAATAGAGCATCATACGTGGCTGAAATAGTCGATGAGGCCAGTAGCAAGGTGATTGTATTTTGTCGTTTCATTAAAGATGTAGAATTGGTGGTATTAGCTTTAGCCAATGCTGGTATTGGTTCTATTGGTATATCATCATTAGTTGATGGTAACAATCGTATGGCGGAAATAGATCGTTGGAGAAAAGAACCTCATTTGAAGGCTCTAGTAATGACCACTGCTACTGGCGGAATAGGACTAACGCTCAATGAAGCAACAACAACTATCTTTTACAGCAATAGTTGGTCGGCTACCGATAGAATTCAGGCAGAAGATCGCAACCATCGTATTGGTCAAAACGATAAAGTAACATATCATGATATGGTAGTGCCTAATACTGTAGATGATAAATTGTTGAGAGCACTGTTGAATAAGCAGAAAGATTCAATAGCGTTTCGTAATTTGACTGACGTCGTAAGATTTTTAGAGGAATAGCGGTATCGTTACTCGACGCGACCTAGGTATTTCTCTATAAGGATAGTTGCGCTTCCTCGCGCGTCCGACGCCTAGATCGCTTCTACTTCCGCAGCAGAGAGCTATTTACTTATGTAAATAGATGATCCTGCTCGGTATCGTAGAGGCGATCAACGAACTAAATGTATGCTGCGGAGCATAAGTTCGGGCCGGGTATGATTGGCGCGCGAGGAACAAACTACTCATATTCGATGGACGCGCGGGAAGCGCACTAACATTTAGTTGTTGGTGCGCTTTTCATTTGTATTACTTGACATCAGATGCGTTTCTCAATACCAATTGCTCTATTATCGGCTCTTTCACTGGCGCGAATTAATTCATCAAGTTTTAATTGAATTGCATTGGTGTCGCGATTTTGCGTGTGCTGTAATAAGAACACCATTAGAAACGTGATGATTGTTGTAGCGGTATTGATCACCAGTTGCCAAGTATCTGACCAATTAAATATTGGTCCGGATATTATCCATACAATAATAAGTATCAAGGCAATGCAAAAGGCAATGCCAGTCCCGGCCGCCGCAGAACCCCATTCGGCAATTTTAGAAAACAATTAAATTTTCTTTATCGGTAAAGGTTTGGTTTTTACCGGCATTCTAATGTAATTGATAACTATTGAACGTATTTTAGTGCAGGCACCACATGCCATTACTTTATCCTTTCCTGTTGCAATAAACACTTGCGCACGATTTCAGTGAGCAAAGCATTGCGTTGTTCAGCATTATTATTGATGAACCATACTACAAATCCAAGAAATATAATATTGATAATTACCAGTAATAAAAATGCTGGTGGTAATACGGAAATAAGTTTGTCGCTTATCCTGCCAATTAACCCATGTCTACCATTGCCATTCGTTTCGGACATTTACCAAATGCGTCCGCCAAATATAAGCAACAATATCACTATCAATACAACAATACCTATACCACCACCATAATAAGGCCCATATGGCGAGCTGTTATAATAACCTGAATGCCATCCCCATCCACCCATCAATATAAATATCACAAGTATAATTAGCAGTAACGTGACAATACTCATTCTTTTTGTTCCTCTGTTTTTGCTCCTGGCGGAGGCACTCTGCCCATTTCTATATTGGCCTGTTCAATCAGAGCATTAGCATTGGCCACAACTTCTTCAGGAATAGCGTGTAAATTAACTACAGGCGGGACTGTAGCGAGTGGGTCGGCAGGTAAGACATTGATTTCATCAGACACAGTGCTTCTCCTATTAGAGTATTTGTCCACCAGTTCCAACTGTTCCTGCTACGCTGCCTGGTAGCGTAGCCCCTCCATTGCTTGTGGTAATAATGCCATTAAGAAATGCATTGTATTTTGCTCCAGTGACAGTTCCAGATGTAGGCCAGGTCGTTGCATTCACTTGCCCTACCGCTCCTGCTTGTATTATTGCTGAAGAATAATTTGGAGAACCAGTGAATGTAGTTGTTACGCTGACTAATGTAATACTAGCTCCAGATGCTGAAGAAATCATATTTGGTGCTGAACCATAAACACTCAATGTAGTTAGTGTGGTATTGAACGGATATATTACGGCACCATTATCTGCCACCATTTGTCCATGTGAACATGGACCAAGTGCAACAGCATCGTAATAAATTAC